CCGCTGAGTCTCGGCGTGCTTGTTCCGATTCCCAGGAAGTGCTTGGAGTCATCCCATACCAACGCGCTGCTCTGCGTGAGCTGCCCGCCCGACGCTGCGCCATAGGGGACACGGCCCGCGCTCATCTGCAACGCGCCGATGACTGACACGCCTCCTGATACGCTCTGCTGGAGGACGCCCGACGTTAGGAGACCAAGATTCACCGCATTCGTCGGCGCATCGAACGACTGACTCACCAGGTAGTACGCATCCACCGGGGGAGACGACGAGCCGGGCGACGTTTCGTCACTGCACGCAGACGCAACCGGATCCCAGCAGCCCATCAGACGCCTCCCGGATAGTTGCTGAGGTCCCAGAACCCACCGTCTTGGCGGGGAATGGCGATCTGACCGCCTTCCTCCATGCGGTTGGATGCGGCAGCCGTGATCCGTGCCACGAGCCGCTCAAGCCTCACCTGAAGCGACGATGTGTCTTGCTCGATCTTATCCTTCACCGCGATGGCAGCGTGGACCTGGATGTACTCGTACCAGGGCACGAAGATCTGAGGCAGAACGTCGATGGTGTTAGCGGGATGGTAGCTGGCCGTCACGAGCGCCGTGAATGCCTCGCTACCAAGTGTCGTCGCCCCGGCCGTAATGACGGTGTTCGGATCGGAAACCGCAGTGATCGTGAAGGAGCCGTTGTTCCCCGGCGTCGATGCTCCGGAGATGACCAGCACGGAGCCAATATCGGAATCGGAAAAGGTCGCGGTCGAGAAGAACCATGACTTGAGCGTGCCGTCTACGGCAGCCGATCCAGTCGTCATGTTGATCGCCACAGATGGCGCCATGACCGGCGGAAGCGGGCTGAAGGTCAGCAAGTAGTCGCCCTGTGCGAACTGATACGGCTGGACTACGAGGTAGTTTCCCTCGCAGATGTACGAGCGCCGCGGTTGGCTATTGCGATCCACGAGAGACGTGAACCGGTGAACTGTCTGCGGCTGGATGTTTGGGTTGTAGTCGAGGGAAACGTCCTTGTAGAAGCACGACGGAAGCGCGACCGTATTGCCGCCGAGGCCACCGGAGAGCGTGAACGAGAACGTGCAGACCGCGTAGTGCTCATACGAGCCGATGATGATGTCGTACAGCTCGGAGAGCGCCTCGTTGCAGCGGTCGTTGATCTCAGTGTCCGTGACGATTGGATCGTTCTCGGTGTTGCTGAGCTGCCGCACCGCCGCGATGAAGTAGGCCGTGTTTCGAATCGTCGTCGCCATGCTGCCTCTCAAATAAACAGGGGCGCCGCCCGAGCATGCCGGTCAGCGCCCCTGGTCTTCACTCGTCTCTCACCCGGCGATGCGTCGGATCGCCTCACACAGCGCCTTGTTGTCACCGCTCTTGAAAGCGGCGCGGAACATGGCCCCGTTTTCTCCGTCCTTGTCGACCTCGTCGCCTTCGTCTCCGTCGGGCTCCGAGTCGGGAGCAGGCGGCCCCATCGACTTGCCAAAGCGACTCACCACCGCATCGGCAAATCTCTTCTTGCCAGCCGCCCCTTCCATCAGCCGTTACCCTGGAGCTTCGCGAGAACGAAGCGTGCCCTGAACACGTCGCCCACGGTGAGCGCCGCCGCCGTGCCGTTTCCGTCCGTCGATCGCGTGGTGATCTTGATCGTCGCCGGATTGCTCGACACGAGGATATCGGCCGGCTTGACGGTCCCCATCCCCGCGTGCGTCTTGTCGAATGTGGCCTGATCGATTTCGATCGTCTTGCTGATGAGGCTCACGTAGCTGTCCTGGAAGGTGACCGTATAATCGCTCGTGCCCGAGAGCACGACCGATGCGATCCCGGCTCGCCTCCAGCCCGCGACAGTGAACGCCGGCACTGCGCCGGAAGTCCCCGCCGTGAACTGAAGGTTCACCGCCACCTCGCCGGGGTGAAACGACGAACCGTCCTGATTGGTCTTGCGATCCATCGTGACTCTCCGTTACGGCGTGATCGTCAGCATGCCGTTGTGACCGGGGGCATCGCAGTAGACGAAGCCAGCGGCGCGGTACTGCGCAACGGCCTGGTCGAGGCCCGGGATCTCGACGATGGGCGAACCCGTCGTGGTGGCCGGCGCGAACGGCTTGTTCCCCGGCGAACCGAGCGTCCACGAGTCGGACGACAGGATGCCAACGAGCGAGTCCTGCCAGTGCGAGCTTGGCAGCACGTACATCGGCCCGCGGGGCCCGTTGATCTCGAGCGCCTTGTAAAAGACGTCGATCTCTTTGCCCTTGATGTCGACGTAACGCGCCTGCGTCTGCAGGTTCGCCTGGATCTTGCCGAGCGTCGCGTAGGACGACACGACCAGATCCGGGTTCGCGCCCGGGACGTTGGCGATGATATGCGCCAGCTTGTTGATGCCCTCGAGCACCTCCATGCCGGTTCCATCGAGCGCCGAGCCCGCCAGCCGCTGCTCTTCGATCGAACGGTCCTGGCCGAAGAACGCCGTGGCACTCACGGGGCGAGACGCGATGGGCGGGATCCAGGCCGGGATGCCAGGCCACGTCACGAACGACGTAGAGGCAGCCATCGTGCCCTGAACACCCAGCACATGGCCCGCCGTCGGGGTCATGCCGGTGACCGTGACGATGATGCTCGACGTGGACGCCAGGACGTTGTTGACGACGGCCGTGCCGGCGTTGAGCGAGCCGGCGAACGGCGAGTCCTTCTGCACCAGGACCTGGTTCGCCTGGAAGTTGTTGATGTCAGACGCCTGCGTCAACACCAGCGTCCAGCTCGAGCCAGCCGTGTTCGTCGCCATCTTGATCGTGCCGAGGGTGCCAGATCCGTCCTGACCAAGCGCCTGGTCGAGCTGGTTCTTCGCGTTGTCCATGGCGGTCTTCGACTCGTCCATGAGCAGGTCGACGACGCTGTTGTCGTTGCCGCGCGTGAAGATGTCCTGGCTCAGGTCAATGATCGACTCGCCGTAAAGTTTGAACGGCGTGACGTTGAATGCGTAGCGGTTGGCCAGCGTCGCGTTTGCGTACGCCGTGGCCGCCGTTGCGCCCTGACCGGCGCCGAACGACGCCTTGAGCGGGACCTTGACGCCGTCGCCGCTCTGGTCCTTCTTCTTGAACATGCCGATGAGCGCGGAGAGGTTGTCTCCGAACGCCATATCGGTGTAGGTCGAATCGAGGTCCTGACGGAGCAGGGCATCGACGTTGCTGTTGAAAAATGCCATTGGATCCCCTCATGCGGGGACCGCAATGGATCCCGCGCGTCAGCCGTTGCTTGCTTCCCGGCGCGCGCGTTTGGCCTCGCTGAACGTCATGCGAGTCCGCTGCTTTGCTACCGGGGTTACCGTTCCGCCGCGAAGGTCGCCGCTGAACGTTGCTGGCCGAGCACTCGGCACCGAAGGGGGAGGATCTACTTTTACGTTTGTAGGGTTTTGGGGTGCCGGCGCGCCGTAAAGCTTCGCGTTCGCAACGTGCTGCGCCTCGGCCTCTTCGAGGGCCGTGAGCACCAGCTTGTGGCGCTCGTCAGCCGTCAACTCCCGCTTGTGTTCCTTGACGAGCGTCGCATGAGCTTCGACCGCTCCCTCGTATGCGTCCGCGACCCACGCCTCGTTGCGCGACAGGAACGGATACTTGGTGGCCTCCTTCTTGACGTATTCGCCAACCGCCTTGACGTCGGCTCGCTTGGCCTCCGCGTGACGCTCGGCCTCCAGCTCTTTGTCTCGCTTCTCCCGCTCCGCGTCGCGGGCCTTGAGCGCCTCGGTCTCGGCAGCGAGGCGCGCCAGCTCCTTCGCTTCGGCAGTGGGCTCCGCGGCTTCTCCGGGGGCCGCAAGCGTCTCGGCAACGGCAGCGTTCAAGTCGATGCCGAGCGCCTTGATGGCCTCGAGGTGCTTTCCCTGTGCCACAAGCGCCTTCGCCGCCATGAGCGGCTCGGCCTCCTTGGCCTTGGCCTCGAACTCTCTCGCTCTCGCCTTCGCCTCGCGGGCCTCGCGGGAAAGTTGCGTGGCGGCCTTGAGGGTCGCCTCGTCCATGTCGATTGTCGCGGACGTTGCGCCCGGGGCCGCCTTGCCCGCATCGGGCGGAACTGCCGGCGCTGCCGCGGTTGCCGCACCGGGGTCCGATCCGCCGCCCGCATCGCCAACCGGCGCCCCCGGTGTGGCGGCGGTCGCCTCGCTCTTTGCATACCGCTCGGCTCGAACCTGCTCCATCGTTTTCGGGGCTTTGTCCCCCAGGATTGGGTTTGGAGCGGTCAGATCAACGTGAGGGAGCGCCTTTGCGTCGGACGTTTCGATTGCCATCGGTACGTGTCTCCTCGAGCGAGGGTTGCGGGGTTGGTGCCTGTTTTGGCTTGTCGATTTCGGATACCGGCCACGGCAAGGGCGAGTCGTCGTCTTCGCCGGGCTCGCGCTGCATCGTCATGCCGCCATCGCCGCGGGAGGGATGTTCGGCGGGATTGGATAAGGCTGAGCCACGGGGCCAGGACCCGGGGGCGGCGCCATTCCAAACGTTCCGCCCGGCATTGGCGAAAGTGCGGGAGCGGTCGCATGTGGAGCGGCCGGGAGCGCCGGCATGCCTGGGGTCGCGCCAGCATCGTTGGCCGGCATCGCGTCTTCGATGAGCTCCTGAGTCGCCGCGATATACTGGAGAATCATGTCCAGTCGATCGCGAGGCGTATCTCCCTGCTCCTTCTCGAAGAGGTAGCGAGACTGGGCCATCGCAATCTGATCTTGCAGGTCAGCAAACGGCGTCGGCGGCTGGTACTCTCCGTCTTCGACCATGCGATCCAGGGCCGCCTCGACCGCCTCGGAGGCCGCGTTGACGAGATCAAGGTATCCGTCGATGTCCGGAATCTGCTCGAGCCGGTTCTGCGTCGCCTTCGAGATGCGCCCCTGCGCCGCCCACTGCTCGATGATCTCGGTGCGCCCAGCGATGCTCTGCGGGAGGCTCGACATCGGGAACGGACGCAGCCAATAGCTCGACTTGGCCATGTTGACGTCGGACCACTTGATTTGCTGGGCGCGACGGCCTGGCAACGTCACAGACGGTTTGCAGATCTCGGCCGCCTCGATGAGCAACACGCCGATTTGCCGCACAAAGTCCTCGAGGTGCAGCGACAGCTCAACGTGCCGACCGTCGTCGATCTGCGCCTGCCGCTCGATCGCAAGCCCGCTGTTCAGCCCCGGCGTCTTCATGCCGGATGCGGCCTGATCTGAGATGCCGACGCGCTCTCTGATTTGCTGAATCAGAGTCTTCTGGTAGGCGAACTGGTCGGCCGTGATGGCCTCGGGGTTGATGAACTGCGGCAGTGTCTTCGTGTACTTGAAGGTACCCGCCGACTTCGCCGCCAGCGCCCCCTCGTTCACGTTGCTGCTCGACTCGATGCCGACGCGCGGCCATGCCACGCGCTGGATGTTTTCGTCGAACGCAGCCCCAACGCGCTCCAGCGCTCTTTGCAGCGGGAGCACCTGCTCAGCGAGGCCCTGGCCGCGCCAACCGCTCGAAAGCTTTTTGTAGACGAGCTTTGCGATCGGAAAGTGATCAGCCTTGTATTTCTCGTCAGTGAGCGCGTAGTTGCCGACCGCGAGAACGTGCCGGCCCGGCTTCTCGCCGACGCCCAAGTGCCACGCCTCGATCAGACAGATGACGTCGGAGACGTCGATGTCGCTGCCGAAATAGAACCCGAAGTTGGCCGAAGGGGCCGCTTCGATCGCCGCAATCGCCTCCTCGGAAGTCCCAAAGCGGGCCATGATTTCGTCGCGATTGACGAAGACCCGATAGCCAAAGGTCCGCGGCTCATCGGAGACGGCGCACTCTGTCTCATCCAGCAACACCTCGTCATCGCAGATGCGAGTGAGACGAGGACGGTTGTCGGCGCCGACGTCCACCTTGACGTAGGCCGTGCCGTACATGCGCGAGTCCTGCCCGCAGAGCTCGACGACGTTCCAGATGTCGAGGTCGTAGAAGGCAGCGTCCAACCAGCGCGTGAGCTTCTTCGCCTTCACGCGTGCCGAAAAATCGCCCGCGATCGGACAGACGCTGATAAACGGCCGCGACTTATACACGCGATTCGCCAACACGTCGTCGCATTGGGCCATCGCGTTCAGGGACGGCGGTCGCCATATCGAGCGGCCGTAGATGGCGCTCACTGACGAGGGGCGAGACACCATCGAGAAGTTGTAGCCCGGGTTTACCGCCCTCCCGGTCATGTACCGGTAGTACGTGAGGTTGGCGAAGCGGTGCGGCCACTGCGTGGACTCGATGTCCATCGCCCAGTTGAGCAGCCGACGCGCCGACGCTCCCTTTGGAGCCTCCCACCAACGCTTGGAGTCGGGCGACTTCGATCGCCGTCCCTTCGCTTTTGCCGGCGCGTCCCTGCGTTCGATGGGCACGCGCTTAGTCCTCCGTGACCTTCGACAGGTCGGGCGGGTTCAGGACCAGATCTGCGGCGTGCTCCTGCGGCTGAGCCGGCGTAACCAAGCCGCCTTCGCGCATCGCAACGCCGCGAGATGGTTCGCCGAACGGATACCCCAGCTCCACCTCGAACTCCGCGCACTTGAAGCGGAGGACGCCAAGTGCGCGCAGCTTCGCGATTGCGTCGCAGTGCGCGTTGATGTCGTCACCGGTCATTCCCCCATACGTTGGGAAGGTTTAGCCGCCTTGGTTACTCCGGAGCTGGACCCGAGTCCCCAAGCAATTGCGCCAATGCAGGGTCCTCGGAGAACCCATACGAGACCGGGGGGCGGAACGTCTCCCTGAACTCGCGCTCCATGCGCTGCTCGTACGTCTCGGGCTTTGCCTTCGGCTCGTGTGCGTCGAAATATCCAACGAGCCCATACCCGGCAGCGTCGGCCGTATCGCCGTGGTGTGTATTCGACCAGACCCACTTCCCGCGCTCGCGGGCGGCTTGGTCCCACCGGCAGAGCTTCAGGTCGGTCTCCAGTTGCGAGCCTGCGAGCGGATGAGCCCGCCCCTGACCCAAGAGGTCGGCGAAGCGGTCAACGCGCCCCTTGAGCGAGCCAGGGCCCTTGGCGACGGCCTCGACGAGCATGTGATAGTCACGCTGGACGAGGTCGATGGTCTCCGAGGCCGAGCCGGCGTCCCGTAGATACCGGACGATGTTGACGTAGTGCTCGCGTAGTACGGTCAGAGCGGCAACCCACTGGCTCTGGAGCGTCCCGGCGCCCTCGGGTGTCACCCACTCGGCAATCTGCCAGACGTCCGAGCTGGCGCTACCCCAGCCCCACATGACGAGCGCGTAGCGGTCCCGCTTTGATGCCGGATCTAGACCCACCGCGAACGTGTCTACGCCCGCGGGTGGAACAACGGCCACCAGGGGCACCTCAACCTCCTTGCCCTGGGGTCCAGCGACGAGCCGCACCGACGCCAGCCACGGCGCAGCCACGCCCGTCCATGCACATGCCGGGTTGTATCGGTACGCCGTTACCGCGATGTCGAAGACCCGAGCCCCAAACCAGTTGCGCTGGACGATGGGGTCTGACTCTTGGAGGTGATACTTGGCAAGGTAGCGGTCCAGGTGCTTCCGGTTGTCGTGCTCGTGGGGGTTGTCGAAGCGCGACCAGGCGACGCAGCGCCATAGCGAGCCTTCGACGCCTTCATTGGCTACCCAGGTGCGCCAGAAATAGCCCGCGGCCGTTTCGGGCACCGTGCCGGCGAGCACGAGGCGCCCCGGCGTCGGCTTTCCCGCCGTCGTCTCGTCGAGCATCGGCCCCAGGACGTCCACTACGAGGCTTTCGAGCAGCCCAGGATCGGATTGGCAATTGTGAACTAGGACGTCGTTCGCAAAGTAGGTATGAGCGCCTTCAATTTCGAGATTGTAGACGGCAACTCCTCCAGGACCTCGCGGTTGGTCACACGAAACACTTTCCACCCGATCCCATTCAAGAACGCCGTCTTCTTCGCATCCTGGTCCTTTCGGCTGAAATGGCTTGGACCATCGACCTCGATACATGTCTTGGACGATTCGTCCGCCAAATCCAGCTTGTAGCAGGTCGGATACCCGGACCCCGATCGACTGCCTCGACTCGGATGACCGGTCTTGACCACCACATGTAGGCGCCACCCCAGAGCGTCGGCCAACATTCGCTCCGCTGCTGTCGCTCCCTTTCCGTTGCCCCCCCTGACCCTGGGCGCATGCTTGAGCTTCTTGAGCGTGGCAGAGACCTTGGCCCGCGTGACTGGATTTCGCATTGGGTTGGCCTCGGTAAATGCGCGCTTGCGCGCCTCTCCGAACCAGGCCGGCATCTTCCGCCCCGTGCTGTTCTTTCGTGTCAGCTCCCGGAAGCACTCCTTGGAGCAGGTGCGACGCGGCCAATCTCCCTTGAACCATTCGACTGAGCCGCCGCACAGCGCACAAGTCCCCCGCACGCAAGTCCTCGGCATGAACGTATCCCCTTCCTTTCGCGAACACAGGATGTGTTGCAGTGGAAGTAAATCCACCAGAAGACAGTGTGACCTTGGTTAGACCAGTCGCAACGGTCTTTGTGAACAATCGAACGACGCGGCCTTTAACGACCCGCCCAGTTGTGTGATCCACGCAATCGACAACATCTCCGACCCGATATGTCTCGATTGGACGACCGTCAACGATGGTGCCAGCGGGAAAACACTCGTCCGCGATGGCCATGCCGCCCGCCATCGAGTCGCCGAGCAGCGTCTGAACGTGGCGCATGTCGTCCGTGCCGCCAAACACGACCTGGCTCCCGCTCGGGAACGTCGTGGTCATGTCGGACTCGGAGTGCTCGCAGGGGAGGCTGAATTTGCGCAGCAGACGCTTCCAGGTGCGCGCCCAGACCTTCTTTGCCTGCCCGCTCGTGAGGGCCAGGTAGAGGCAAGAGACGTCGGGGGTGCGCAGCGCCGTCAGTGCCAGCAGCGCGCAACACAGATACGTCTTGCCCGCGCGCCGCGAGCACATGAACAGCAGGTTTTGCTCCGTGCTGTTGAGCACGGAGACCTGAAACGCGTGCCCAGCGGCGATGGCCTCGGGCGTGAACGCGGCTATCGCTTCGTCGCAACGGCGCTGAAGCTCGGCGAGGGCCTCAGCGCGGGATATCCGCGGCTTCTTGGATGGCATGGGCCGCGATCAGCGGGAAATAGGGGCGGTGCCGAATTTGGAAACCCTTTGCGCTTGCCACGGACATGAACGACTGGCCGAAAAGCTTCGTCGGCGCGAAGGCGAGCTCTACGTAGCGGCCAATGCCGGCCTGCCGGAGGAGCACGCGACCGAGCCCGGCACGGCGATAGGCGGGCTTAACGAACAGCCACGCCACCCGGTCTGGCTTCTGGGCGCAAATCCACCCGAGCAGCTCGCCGTCATGCTCGGCCTCGGCCACCGTAACGTCCCAGGCCACGAGGAGCGCGTCTAGCATGTCGTGCAGGACGGTCGCAGGGACGCCTTGAGCGTATGCGCTGCCGCGAGAGTGTTCTCCTGGTTTGGGCGTCCCGCCGCCGAAGGAACGCAGAAAGCTGTCGTGTATGAAAGCGCGATCTTCGGCGCGGGACGGACGGAGAGTGACGGAGGCGCTCACTTGCGCTCGACCCGCTTCTTGATCGGGCGCTCCTTCTTCGACATACGCGCCGGCAGTTTTGCACCCTTTGGCGTGGCCGCGGCGAACTCGGCGGCAACCTTCGGATCGTGAGCCCAGAGGTAGCCCTTTTGGGCCAATGACTTAAACGGCACGATGAGCCTTGATGGTCGGAGTGAGCGCGCGGCATCCCATGCACTGAACCACGTTCACGATGTCAGAATCGTGTCGCCACTGCTCGGGCCATTCATTACGAGGGAGCTGGCGCGGCTCACAATGCTCGCACTCTCGCAGCGCATGCTCGGTCGAATCGTCCATCATCGGATCTCCTTCTTTCCGCGCTTCGCGCCCAGCATCGTCCGTGAGTGGTCCGCCGTCATTGGCACGTCGTCGGGCTCCCTGACATGCCCCTTGACCAACAGCCGCTGTGCCTCGGGCATCTGCGCCTGGGCCACGAAGTCTCGCCAGAGCTTGCGTGCCCATCCGCGGGTCAGCTTGTGCCTCTGGAGCAGGTGGAGCGCGATGCACCCGGTTTGGCAAACGTCGATGATGAACCCACGGCCGCCCGGGTGATTCTTCGGTAGCAGTCCGCCCGCCGCGCCACGGCTCCAGCCCTCAGGGAGAGGCGCTCCCCGCCAGCCCTCGGGCAACTCGTGCGCAGCAGCCGATAGCGCCCGCCACGCCTGCGCCTCGGGAAGGTCACTTGTGGCCAACTCCCCGCCGAAGATGCGAGCGTTGACCTCCAGCGACCAGTCCACGTCAGACGCATCGGGTGAGTCGGCGGGGGCCATGCGACCCTTGTTCTCTGGCGTGCGCTCGCGCCCCCGAAACACGAACCGATCCCCCGGCAACGTGCTCCAGTTGAGCTTATTCGTGTCCCTCATGCCCTCGATGTCTCTGAACCCCTCGGCCTTGAGCTTCGCGTACCAATGCGCTTGCAGGTCGCGAAACGCGGGCTTGGCCTGCGGACCCGAGTGGTCGCGATTGCGATAGCCGCGCGTGACGCTGTTGAGGTCTCCGCGGGTGCCGCTGTTGCCGAGGACGCGGGCCATTACGGCGTCACCCAAAACGTCCCACGGGGCACGTTGATCGCGACCACCGTGCCTATGCCAACCTGCTGGCCGCTGACGTACTCATAGATTCGAGGAACGCCGACGGTGATGGCCTGCGTGGGTAACGAACGGCCGCGGACAAACCAACGACCGCCGCGAAATCTCCCGAAGTCGGTGCGGCGCGAGAGCCGCATCACTTCGCAGCCTTCCGTAACGCCGCCGTGCTCACCCCTGACAGGTCCTTCTCGTCGCCATCTGGCACCTGGACCGTGAGCGCCCGGTGGAGCGCAATCGTCGACTGCGTGACCTGGCGCAGCGTCTCGTGCTGGTCGGGCGTGAGGTCCTGCAGCTCGGAGGCGCGCTCGAGCTGCTGAAGCTCTCGGTTGTAGATGGCGATGCAGGCGTCGATCATGTCCGCCGTGGAGCGCGGCTCGGCGGCCGTGCGCCTGCGTCGCTGCTCCCGGATTGCTGCCTCGATTTCGTCGACGGCCTGCGTCTTGGTGCTCATGGTCGTGAGCATGGCTAGGCGCCCTCCTAGGCGCCCTCCGACCACAGAACCGCGTTTACGTCCGCGACCGTAGCCTGACGGTAAAACGTCAGCGGCCAGCGATGGCCGGGCGCCAGGGGCTTCGACGCGTCCTGTTGCACTGGCATTGCGTCCCAGCCGGCAGGCAGGGACGGCATACTACCTACTGCGTCAAGCGGACTCCGCGTTCGCTCGGCCATGAATGCCTCCAGTCACCCACTGAATACGGGGTGCTGGAGTACATTTCTGCCACACTCATCGGTGCCGGTCTAGCAAAACCGCCACATGTAGCTAAATGCCACATGCGGCGTAATTGTTTCACGTGAAACACATCGTCAGGTCGACTTGACGCGGGCCAGGAACGACGGGACCGGACAGCCGTCGCGATGGCCTACTTCGCGCGGGCGTTCTTGGCCGCACCAGGGGCAGCCGTGATATTCGACGGCCCCGCTCTCGACGTCTTCGATCATTCGCGCCGCCCTGCGCAGATCGTCCTTGAGGCTGTCTACGTACAGTTCTTCATCGCGCGTCATGGATTCTCCCACCACATCGGGCCGTCTTTCTTCGCCCTCCCGTAAGCGCACCCCTTGCAAGGGCCAGCGCCGCAAATGCAGTCCGGGGAGCCGAGAGGACCCATCTGCCACACGCACCGTTCCACGTCCCAGATCCAGACATGGGTGCGGTCGGGTGGGTGGTCGGGGGTCGGCTCGACGATGGCCGCCACGGCTGCGCTGGCGATCGGGTTCATCGGATCAGTCCTTTCGCATCTTCCTCGGTAAGGAAGTTGCGCTTGTACCAGTCCCGAATCATCGGGTTCGTGTCGGCGGCGGGGTAGTTGCGGAGCCAGGCGCGAATCAGCTCTGCGTTTCGCCTGGAGTGCTTCGGGCCGGCGATGAGGGTGAGCTCGTGGCCGGTCACGCCACCCCTCCAATCGTCTCTCGCTGCGCCTCTACGAGGGCTCGGTCGGCCTCTTCGAGGGCGTCGTCAGCGGCAGCTTGAGCCTTCACGGCATCGTGATATGCGCGAGCCTTGCGGGCGGTCTCATCACGGCAAAAGTCAGCGGTATGCTGGGCGGCGCGGCGGCGGGCGGCGAGGTCGTTGAGGCGGCTCATCTGGCGCGTGCCCGCTCCCGGATCGTGGCGTAGTTCTCACGCACCACGAACGAGCCGTCACGCCACACAAGTCTAAGCGCCGATGCCGCCTCTTGCTCGGGCGTCGCCTGATTGATAACCGTGAGCGGTGCGCCGTTTCCGCCCATGACCGCGAGTCGTCCGCGCGCCGAGTTCTTCGTTCCGTTATCGGTGACTGGCTTCTTCCAGAGGTCGACGCCGTGCCCGTTGATCTCGGCCCACGTCGCCTTCATCGCAAAACCGTAGGTGTCGCGCGTGACATACTGATACGAGAACGACCCGACGCCGAACACCATATTTGCTGAAGCGAAGCCGTTAGCAGCCAGGCGCTCCGTGATCTCCTTCGCCCGCCCGTACGTGATTGCGTCGCCATAGATGCAGCCGATGTGCGAATCGAGCAGGCGGTGACCGGTGCTCGTGTACGAGCCCCCGAAGACGTCCCACAGCAGACCAATGACGCCACGGCTCGCCGGGCTTCCGGGCGCTGCCCCTGGATCGCCGCAGACGATGTCGGCGGGGTTGCCCGAGTCTGGGCGAATGACGAGCTTGCCGTCGCGCGCGAGGATTCGCTCTTTCAGCGCCGGGATCGTCTCGGTGAGCACTGCCCACAGGTCCCAGGTATCCGAGACGACTGAAACGATTCCGGCCGGGTAGAGCTCCAACAGGCGCTCGAACGTCTCGCGCTCCGTCTGCGCACCGCCCGCGCACATCACAGAGTGCTCGGTGGCGGGCACGGAACCTGCGAGCAGGTAGTCCGGCGCGACGGGGCCGTAGTGCCGCTCGATCAGGTCGAGCGCCGGGAGCGTGTCCGTTCCGTTGAAGAACAGAAGGTGCCCAGCCCCCGAGAGCGCCGCGGCTTCGGGGCCCTGCATCCCGCGGAAGCTAAAGTCGTGCCCCTGCCAGTCGACGAACGCCGCCGGGCTCCCCGTCTTCTCGGCCGCCCCGTCGAGCAGCGCGCGGATTCGCATCGCCGTCGTCGCGGATGTGCAGGGCAGCCACAGCACGCACGACATTAGGCTTTCGAGGTAGTTCACGAGCCACGCGAAGTCTGAATGCGTATTCTCGACGGTGAGCATGGGAACGCGCAGCGGCACGCGTGTTCCCTCTGGGATCGCCCGGAACTCCAGCGGCAGATAGCCGAGGGTGTGCAGCGCCCGAATGTGGTCCGTGCCGATGCTATTCGGTCCCAGGTATCCGTTCACACGGCGCTCGTACTCGGCGGCAACTGTCTCGATCGGCGCCGAGAAGAAGCGCGCAAAGACCTCGGTTAGGTAGCGATCCAGGAAGAACTGCAAGCCGAAGTGAACGACGTCCTTTTGGCCATCGACACGCGATTCCCGCGGCGTCCAATTCGAATAGACGCGCGTTGTGCGCGCGGGGTACTGCCTGCGGTGGTCAAGCTTATATCCGTCGATCAAAAGGGCGGGATTCATGACGTCTCCTTGGTGAAAAGCCGTTCGCAAATTCGATTGACGTCGACCCCGTGCCTTTCTCCGAGCACGGAATCTGTCGTGAAGATGTGGCGGAACCTCTCGAGCAACGCTTTCGTGCCCTTCGAGAAAATGCCGTGCGTGACGAACAGGTCTGCCTTGAGGCCGGCGCGGTCCAGCTCATCGGCGATCCCGATGAACGTTCCGCCGCCGTCGCATATGTCATCGACGACGAGCACGCGGCGCTCACGGATGTCCGTCGGCTGGAGCCCGAAGCCAGAGAGCGCGCCCGTCTCGACACTGCGAGTTTTCCACGCGTGCAGAAGCGGCACGCGTAGCGCCCGCGCAACGGCTGATGCCCGCTTCTCGGCTCCGCCGTCTGGCGAGACGACCGCCGCGAGCCCGCTGGTATACGAGAACAGGCACTCGGCTGCTGCAATGACATGGCAGCGATCGATCAGAGCAGGCGTTACGTCCGAGTGCGGATCGAGCACTGTCACCGACGGAAAGCGACGCGCGTTGATCACGGCGGCCACCGAGCGAGCCGTGAACAGGTAGTCACCGCTCGGGTTCAAGCGGTCCTGTCGGGACCCCGGGACCAGCGGTAGGATTAGCTCCGGGACGGCATGGCCACGGGCCGCCAGCGCGTCGACGAAGAACATCGCCGCCATGAAGCCAGCGAACGTGCTCGGCCGGACCAGGATCCGCGTGACCTCGGTGTCTCGCGGGAAGTCGATCAGCGGCGCTCCGTCCGGATAGACATCCACCGGGACCGAAACCGCCTCGCCTCGAACGCGTGCAATCAATTGGCTCACTGCAACCCTCCCTTGATGACCTTCAACCTGCGCTCCTCCGTCTCCTTGGCCCTCTCACGGGCACGGCGGAGACCGGAGCGCTCCTCGAAGTAGCGGCCGAAGAACAGGTCGATGAGAAACAGCGGGGCGGCGAGGATGCCGAGGGCGCGGTCGGCGAGGCGGCGGCGGGGCGTCACGCGGCATGCTCCCGGGCGGAACAGGCGCTGCGCGCGATGCTCAGCAGGAGGTCGCGGAAGGCCGGTGGCGTCGCCTTCGCTTCGCGCTTCGAGAGCTGGGCGATGCCCATCGCGGCGAGCTCGGCGCGCGGGCGGTCCGCGCTGATCCACGCCTCGGGGGGCGCGCCGGGACCGAGCTTCAGCGCGGTCGGGTCGACACCGAACGCATAGAGCCACGTAGCCTTCCGGGCGCGGTGGCCGTAATGACGCTGCTCAACGGCTCCCACGAATCCCCCGTCGATGGTGCGTTGCCAGCCCGAACGCGGCGGACGCGGCAACCCGAAGGCTCGCCACGCGAGCGTGAGCGCCGGATGCTCCAAGACCCCTCCCCACGTCCGAACCGCAGCGAGAGCGGCCGCGAAGCATCCATCGTCGTCGCCGATGCGCTGACCGTAGCGGGCCTGATTCACCGGGGCCATCTGGCACCAGCGATTGCACGGCGGGTGCGCCACGACCGGGTACGGGCCCGCGTACAGCCGCGCGTCGCGCGTGACGTCCCACGGGTCTACGTCGGGCAGACCGAAATAGGCGCCGTTCGCCTCGACGAAGAGAGCCGCCACGGTCGTCACGCCTCCGGCCACCCTTCCGCCATCTCGCGCCGGCACGGCCAGCAGAACATCACCCAGCGCGGGCAGAACGCCCGGCAGGCGGCGCACCGGCGCATGACGATGGGCCTCAACATGGGCTCCCCGGGTACGTCGCCCCTGCACCAGGGCGGGCGTCTGCGAGCTCCGCCGCGCTCCTTGGGCACGAGTGGCATGGGAGCCAAAGGCCGCACCGACACCGACCAAGGGCCGTTATCTTGGCGTCGATGCGCTCACGCTCGTCTACCGTGAGGTTGTTCGTTCGGCGGTCGGGCATGTCTCCGAGGAGCATCCGGGCCCGGTAGACGCGAGTCTTCACGGTCGAAACGTAGAGGCCGAGGGCCTTGGCGGTGCGCTTTGGGCCGAGCTTCTGTTCACGGGAGAGGGCGTAGGCTTCGGCAAGCTCCGGATGGGCGGCGCGGAGTTCGGTGATGGTCATTTCCACCTCCACGCCGCTCGACCTACGAACCCCTCTGGGCCGTAGTAGGCAAGGATCAAATCTTTCGGGTATGGCGACTTGTGACCGACGAAGGTCAACCGCGGCGATAGCTCAAAGACGAAGGCCCGCGGTCTGACGAACGAGTTGAACCACACGGACCCCACGGCGGCAGGGACCAGCAACAGGATTCGGCCGCGCGATCCATGGGTAGAAACCGTTTCCTCATAGCACCGACGCGCCCATGCTCTGATGTTCGCGAAAGGTGGGTTCAGCCAAGAAAGGCCACGATTCGGCCATATGCACACAGAATCCAGCGCGTTTTCTGCGAGCGATGACCCGGGGCCAAAGAACGCCGCCGTGTGCGGTCGGCGCGTGACCTGATTGCCTTTTTCCGCGGCGAGATCGAAGCCGATCTCTCCGAAGCGCTTCTCAACCGCATCGAGAAACTCGCGCGGCGTGCACACGGTCTGCTCGCTACGGTGCGGCTTCTGCGCCGGCATCAAGCGCGGACTCACTTCCCCCGCCTCCGGTCGATGGCCTCGACCCATTGAACCAAAACCGCCGCCTTTTGAATGATCTCAGCGCGGAGCCTGTCGACGTCCTCCTCGCACCTAATCTCGGCGTGCTCCTCCTCGGCAACGTCGAGCCACGTCAGTTTGCCCGACGCCGCGGCCTTGTCGCACGCGCGCTTCGCGGCTCCTCGACGCGTTCTGTTTGCTCGTGCGTTGCGGGTTCCGTCCGGGAGGTTCTGCTCGCCCCATCTGGCGTGTTGACGGAGGCGTTCGCGGGATACCTCTCCGAGCACGCGCTCTATCGCCACTCGCTGGCCATACGTCATCTCACGCGCATCTGCGGGCACCGCCTCACTCCCCAACGAAGAGGCGGTGCCCGCGTCCTCAACACCTTTCGCGCTCACGGCAACCTCAGCGGTTCGCGCTCGATCAGCACGTCGAGCACCCGCGG